TGAAGCTTATTCAAAGGCTAGGGCTATACAAGGTGAACACATTGCAGATCAGATGAGGGATCTGATTAATGAGCCATTACCTGATGATCCTAAGAAGGCTATGGCTGAAGCGACATGGCGTAGGATTAAGCTGGATAATCTGGATAAGCTGAAGAGACAATTGCAACCGTTGGGTGGTGTAAGGAATAATCCAAATGATAGTAAGGCTACGAGTGGTAGTATTACTTTGACATGGGATGGGAATGGGTAGTGTTCTTTATCTTATGTAGGCTTTGACCCCGATCACGCACGACCCAAGCCATTTGATTTTTAAAAATAATGTAAGGATAATGTCAACGTAATGTCAGTATTAAAGTTCATATCCTTATTTTATTAATGATTGGTCGTAGGGTTGTAACCTATGACCATTAATATTTTAGACCAGGGCTGACCCTACCCTCCCAAAACCGGGCGCACCTTCTATATTGTTTATATCCTTTCCTAAGGTTCCATCAACCACACATATCCAGCCATGCTAACCAAAAAACAACAATCACTTTTATCAAAACACAGCGATCACCACAGCAAAAAGCATATGGATGAAATGAAGAAAGCTATGACAAAGAAAAACCCATTAACATTTTCACAGGCTCATAAGATTGCCATGAAGAAGGTTGGCAAATGAGTAGTCCGGCATGGACCAGAAAAGCTGGTAAATCCCCTACTGGTGGATTGAACCAGAGAGGTAGGGATAGTTATAAGGGTGGTACGTTAAAAGCCCCTGTAAGTTCTGGAGATAATCCCAGAAGAGCATCTTTTTTAGCGAGGATGGGCGGAACAAAAGGTCCAGAGTATAAAGATGGGAAACCTACGAGATTATTACTTTCCCTTAGAAAGTGGGGAGCGAGTAGTAAGGCGGATGCCAGAAAGAAGGCAGCCAATATTTCAAAACGAAACAAAGAGAAAGGATAGGATATGCCAGGGAAGAAAAAAGGTAAGGGCGGTAAGAGGTACTAATGATGACCCCTAAGAAAAAGAAGTTAGCGGCTATGTATGGTGATCCCAATAAGATTACGAGGGGTGATGTGATTACGGCTGCAAAGAAAAATGCAGATAAAAAGCCTAAGAAGAAAAAATCGATGATGGGTGCAGCATGAGTTTATATGAGAACATCAACAAGAGAAAGAAGGCTGGTACATCTAGGCCTAAGAGTAAATCGACTATTTCAGATAAGGCCTATGCTAATATGAAGGCTGGTTTTCCCAATAGTGAGAAAAACAAGAAGAAGCGTAAGTCTATGATGAGCAGTTAATGGATGCTATTACACGCCATCATTATACAAACATAGCAAATGGTAATAGTGTACCCAATGAAGATGGTTCTTTATCTACGGTGAGAAATATTACTATTGAGCGAGATGGGTTGCATTATGTTTTACCTACGATATGGGATGGCCGTGAAGTTGATACACGGACAGCTATACGCAATTCTACAAAGATAGATGTTGAATGGCCTGTTTTTAATTCTGAAGAAGAAGCCAATGCTTGGTATGCTAATGTAAAGAAGACTTGGGAGCCTATTGGTAATGACCCGGTAAAAGCCAGATCGATATTGGACCAGGCTGATCGAAGAAGTTTAATAGGGATGTTTGAGTAATGCAGATTAAAATTCCCTATAATCCTCGTTCATTGCAAAGGGAGTTGCATCAGAAGCTTCATAAGAAGAGATGGGGCGTTGTGGTTTGTCATCGAAGATGGGGCAAGACCGTGATGGCCATCAATCATTTATTGAGGGATGCGATATTGAATGACAAGCCTAATCCAAGGTTTGCGTATATAGCGCCGACTTATCGACAGGCCAAAGCGGTGGCTTGGGATTATTTAAAGCAGTTTAGTTCAGCCATACCGATGGTTCGTTTTAATGAAACGGAATTACGGTGTGATTTACCTAATGGTGCGAGAATACAGCTCTTGGGTTCGGAAAGTCCGGATAGTTTAAGGGGATTGTATTTAGATGGTTGTATTCTGGATGAGTATAGCCAGATTTTACCTTCCATGTTTCCGGAAGTGATACGCCCGGCATTAAGTGACCGTAAGGGTTATGCGATATTTATGGGTACGCCACAGGGGATGAATAATTTTTATGAGGTGTATGAAGCAGCCAAGACCGATAAGGACTGGGTCACGGCGGTTTATAAGGCAAGTGAAACAGGTATTCTGGATGAGGAAGAGCTGGATAGTGCCAGAAAGTCCATGTCTGAAGATCAGTTTAACCAGGAATATGAATGTTCATGGGTTGCGAATGTTCCCGGTGCTATCTTTGCCAAGGAAATTGAAAAGGCAGCGAATGCCAATCGGATTACCAATGTTCCTTATGATGCGGGGCATAAGGTAGATACATGGTGGGATTTAGGTGTGAATGACTCTACGGCAATCTGGTTTACCCAGAATGTAGGCCGTGCGGTTCATGTAATTGATTATTATGAAAATCGTGGTGAGGGATTGAATTTCTATGCTAGAATCTTACAGGAAAGAGGATACTTGTACGGTACACACAATGCTCCCCATGACATCGAAGTACGAGAGCTGGGTTCTGGTAAGTCCAGAAGGGAAGCGGCCTATGACCTGGGCATTAATTTTCGAGTCGTGCCGAAACTGCCCATTGAGGACGGCATCCACGCAGCCAAGATGATTATTGGTAAGTGCTGGTTTGACAAGGACCAGACGAAGGTGGGTATGGAAGCCTTAAGGCATTACCATAGGGCTTATAATGAGAGAATGCGAACTTTTCGATCCACGCCGGTGCATAATTGGGCATCTCATGGTTCAGATGCATGGCGAACCTTTGGTGTGGGGCATCGTGAGAATTTAAATACGGTGCGCCCCCCACAGCGACAGGCGGAGATGGTGTATAATCCATTTGAAGCTAGACTATGATGAAATATGAAAATGCCACCATTGAGGATATCAAGCAGCTTTTACCTTTATGCAGAAGGTTTCAACTGGAAAGCTGGCAGAATTTTGCTGATTTTGATTATGATTTAATGGACGATTGGCTAGCGGAGCGTATTGCGGATCATCAATCGTATGTAGGCATAGCGAGAAACAATGGGTTTATGGAACAGAAAGACGCTGTATCGAGGGATATAGCGGGTTGTTTGATTGGAATGGCATTTACGTTTCCTTATTCAAGGACTTTGGTAGCCGGTGATTATCTCTGGTATGTACATCCAAAGTTTAGGGGCGGTATGACTGGTGTACGATTATTAAAGAATTTTGAGATTTGGGCAAAAGACAAGGGTGCGGTTCGTCTGATTGGCGGCGCAACGAGTGGCATTGCTTCCAAGAGAACGGCGGATTTAATGCAGCATATTGGTTTTAAGGCGTTTGGCGCATTAGCAGAAAAGGAATTACGATAATGGGCGGATTTTGCAGTGGTAATCCTAGGGATCAAAGAACTGATAACAGAACGAGCCGGCAAAGGGCAGCTGATAATGCTTATGCAACAGAATTAGCAAGAGCAACCAAGGATGACCCAAATAGAAATGTAACAGGTTTTGCTGATCCTTTAAAGGTTCTAACAGGTAGTTCTTTACCAGATGCTGGTTTTGACGAAAAATTAAGAGATGCTTATAACGAGCGACAAAGGGCTAATGTTGCAGCAAGAAATATGCGACCAGACGGCACTCAAAAGGATGATGACAGACCAAAGAAAGCAGAAACACCGGCAGCCGTAGCACCTGTTGTAGAAGAAGAAGAAGAAACAACGACAACGCCACCGGACACACCAGCGGCCCCTGCTTATACACCGCCTAATTATAACAATCCTGTTAGAACAGAATCTGTACAAGAGGTATTAGCTGATCAGGAACGAGGTCCAAAAAGCGGTACGATTGAAACATCAGCACAGGGAATTTCAAAAGACGATACGTCTGGATTACGGCCAAAAAGAAAATTAAAGCCAAGAGGTCTGTTAAACCCAGAAACACCGACTAGAAATCAATCTTTACTAGCAGCAGCGTAATGGTCGGTAAGAAAAAAAAGAATATGGCCGGGGTGATGGGGGCCTTATCGTCCCAGCCATTGCAGGGCATGAGTTTAAGCATGAATGTAGACCCACTAGAGCGGATGCAGCAGAAATCGGCTGGACGTTCACAAGGTCGATCCCTTGCTGGCATTAAGAAAAAAGAAAAGAAATCCATATTGGGAATGGTATAAATGGCAGAAGCAAACAAAATGGTTGTGGCTTTAGATCGCAGATATCAGAAACTGCACGGTCAGAGAAGCCAATGGGAAAAGCATTGGCAAGATATTGCCGATTATATGCTTCCTAGAAAAGCCGATATTACCAAGAAAAGAACACAGGGCGATAAAAGAACTGAATTAATCTATGATAGTACAGCGATTCATGCAGTTGAATTATTGGCTAGTAGTTTACATGGTATGCTGACTTCACCAAGCAGTCCCTGGTTTTCCATGCGGTACAGGGATTTGGGATTAGCAGAAGATGATCAGGCCAATGAATGGCTTGAAAGTTGTGTCAAGCTAATGTTTAAGGAATTTCAGCGTTCTAATTTTCAACAGGAAATCCATGAATTATATTATGATCTGGTGACGTTTGGAACGGCGTGTTTGTTTATTGAG